ATGATTGGGGAACTAAGTGCTGCCCTGGGAGGCATTAACGCTGCGGTTCAAATCGGCAAATCGCTGGTTGGCGCACACACAGACGTTAAGATAAATCAGGAAATAAGTAAGATGCTGGACTCGGTTTTGGAAGCCAAGATTGGCCTACTTGAGGCGTCTGAGACCATCGGAAAATTGCAGGAGCAGTTACGGCAAAGCGAATCAAGAATAGCTGAGATGGAAACTTGGGAGCAGAAGTCCTCTGCGTACGTATTAGGTACGACCCAAGGCAGAGCTACTGTCTACGTATACAGTGGAGACCCCGCGCACTACGCATGCCCAAGCTGCTTTAACTTGAAGCAGATACAGGTGCTCCAGCCAATTAAAAATTTTAGCGGCTCTTTTAACTGTCCTGGGTGCAAGAGTTCGTTCCCCGTCGATAAGCGACGCGACCCAAACGTGCCGAATGTGCACGGGTTTAGCTGAGAACGGATACCGTAACAGTATCGTTTCGAGTATGATGCGTGTAGCTTAACTACAAGGGCTACACGATGGCACGGGGCAAAACGCTGGACACGGAAACGCGGCCACTTAACGTTAGGGTCGATGTTGACGACCTGAAAACGCTTCAACTACTCCAGATCGTTACCGGCACGTCTACGGCTGATGTCGTCCGTGAGTCGCTGAAAGAGTACATCGGCAAGAATAGGAAGCTCCTCACCCAGGCCGGGGAAGCTCTAGTAAAGGGTGGCGGGAAGTAGCGTGTGCGGTTCAGCAACAAACTTCAAAATATCGCTTGTGTAGCCAAACTAGTCACGTTACTGTGTGGTCTTGGGTACGGAGAAGCGAGCAGAAGCGGTCTCCGGTTCTGTAGCCAAACTAGTACAAATACAATTGAACAGAAGCAGATAGACCCCACTATTCGCTAGACGACTTACCCGGCAACGTCCGTAGAGTCACGGCACATACGAGGAAATACAAAATGATGGATGAGAACCTGATCACGCGCTCCCTGTACATAACGATGGCCCGTATCGACGGCCTTCCGGATAACAAGGTGCTGGACGTGCTGGACGACTTGCGTAGGCATGGCTTTGAATTCTCCCTGCATACGTGCGACGCTGCTATCAAGCAAATCCGCTTTTGGTGTACGTGGATGCCTAACCGGACGTGGCCTACCAGTTACCGCCCCAAGCGGCCTAGCGTTATCTCCAGTAATCGCCGGAAGGCCCTCGCCGCCCTCGCAATTGACCTTGGGCAGGATGTGGCACGCTTGGAGTTTGGTTCAGTGGAGATGATGGCGGCGTAGATACCCTGAGACTTCAGGGTATCTCGTGGCTGAGATTCGGCCGTCAAACATCAATCCAGTTTTGGATCGATCTTCCAGGGTACTCCACCAACGGTAATTGATCGAGAGGGCTGTTCCCTGACCGGAGCGGCCCTTTTGCAATGGACAGTAGTATCTATCTACCAAACTGCCAATTAAAGAGAATATTACCCCCTTTCAACGGGTGCACTTTTATGCGCAAGTTAAACCCATACTGGGTATGGCGTTGCGGCACGTTTGGGGTAGGTCGCAGAGCTTAGGAGAAGAGAGAAAGAAAATCCTATCTCTTCAGGACGACATCAATACGTTACATGGCACATTTCACATTATGGTATGTTGGCAGCGCTAAGGAGAGACGAGACAACTACCGATCTTTCCCGAACGGCTGCATCTCCAGAAATGATGCCAACGCTCTGAGACGCAAATAGTTCATTGTTGCTCTCGGTGATGGTAATGGATGTTTTGAGCGATTCTGACGGCTGAATCTCAGCCACGAGATTTAACGTATCTTAATCAGCACGTTACGAAGAAAATTTCACCATACGAAAACGTGTATGAGCTTAGGAGAGACCGAGCAGTACGGCTATCTTCTCCCTGCGATTACTATCATCACCAGCGACAACAGTAATAGTCCTCCCGTAGTTCCTCAGTAGTCCCAAACACACGAGCAGTTCCCACGCACTGACCTTCACAGGCCGGGTGCTTTCCTATTTGTCTACAAACCACTTGAGATTAACCATGAGCAAAATATCCATGCCCGTTGTCCCGTATGCGGACTCCCGGATTATCAGTACCCGCATTACTCCTGAAACCCACCGTGCATTGCGGGAAGTCGCGGCAATTAAAGATTGTGCGGTAGCGGCAATTATTAAGACCGCTGTAGAAAGTTACCTTAAGGCTACGCGATAATGAGTTCTTCTAATAATAATTCAACAGTTGTATTTTCAGTAGATGCTACTGGCGTAGAAGCTGGCGTTAATAAGATTAAAGCTGGTTCTGCCACCGTCAACGCAGCAATGGACGCTATGGCTAAGAAGTCACAGCTTGTAGACGCTGCAATGAAGGAAGCCGCTGCTAATGGGTTTGAGCTAAACGCCCGTGCTGCTAATAAACTCGCTAGTGAGTATCAGCGCCTCGCGGATACCGCAGGTAAGACACAGGCGCAGATTGTCGCGCAGAAAGCAGCTAACACGGGCGTAACTAGCACGTTCGCTAGCATGCAGGCTCAGATTGCAGCAGCTTCCGCAGAAACTCACGGGTTCTCGTTCGCTACCTCCGCAGCTAAGAGAGAGCTTGTAGTGCTCGCACATGAACTCTCTCAGGGAAACTATAAGAAGTTTGGCGGGTCCCTTCTGGTAGAGGCTGAGCGGACAGGCGCAGCCGGGTTGCTGTTTAGTGCCGCAGGGCTAGGTGCTATCGCATTAACCGCAGCAGTTGCAGGGCTGGCGTACGAGATTGCCAAAGGTGCTATGGCGTTCGACGCCCTATCAAAGGCGTCTGCAGTAACCGGGCAGTACCTAGGACTCACAGACAGCCAGCTTAGTGACATGGCTAAGACTCTGGCAGGTACGGCCACGGGTATCACTACCGTAGAAACTACGATGTCGGGTTTGATTGATAGTGGGCGTATCGCAGCCGATCAATTATCCCTCGCAACGAAAGTAACTGCAGACTTCGCACACGACACGGGCATGGCTGCAGAAGATGCAGTTAAGGCTATGGTCAAGTTTGCGGAAGATCCTAAGAAGGCGTTAGAGGAACTACAAAGCCAGTACCACACTTTCTCCGGTGCGCAGGTAGAAGTGATTGATGGCTACATCCGTACGGGTGATTCCGCGGCCGCGTACAAGGCTATCCTTCAGGGGATGGACGAAGCACACACGCGCATGGCTAAGACTGGTGTAGATCAGGTAGGCGTGCTGCAGAAGGCTTGGCAGTTGCTTAAGGCCGATGTAATCGACACGATTAACCACATCAGCCAAATTGGTGTTGCTACTTCGGACGCGGATAAGTACACAGCCGCTATCAACGCTCAGACGGAAGCTCAGGCTAATCTCAATAAGGCTAAGGCGTTCCCCACTGGCTTTAACGGGCAAAACATTAAGGTAGCACAGGCTGCGCTAGACGTAGCAAATGCACAGCTTAAAGCGCAGCAGCAGACGCAGGACCTCGCACAAAAGAACGCGACCGATAATAAGGCACGTGCGTCTAGCGGTGACGCTGCCATGGCGTCTAACGCGTATCAGGCTGCTAATAAGCACCCGTCTGCTATACGTGTGCGTGACGCGGCTATTGACGAAGAGAACGCTGCGTTTAATAAGGTGGCCCTTAGCAGCCTTGATAAGTCAGGCACTGCATACCAACAGGATTTGCAGCAGCACCTAGACGCTATCACCAAGATTAACGAGGACTACGCTAAGAAGACAAAAGCTCACGGTACTACGTCAGGTATCGGTTCGCAACTTGCTGACCTTATGGGACAGAATAAGCTCATTGAGCAGGAAGAAAAGCGTAGTGAGCAGACACTCAAGGCGCAGCGTGACGCGGGGCTAGTAGACAGCGCGCAGTACCTGCAGCAGCTTCACGATCTACAGGCGGGAGCACTGACTAAAGAGATAGCCCTTGCTCAGCAGCGTGCAGACGTTGCCGGTGGTAAGAAAGATAAGGCTACTCAGCAAACAGCCCTCGCACAAGTTGCGGAGTACAACGCCCAGCTTGTAGCACTTGACCAAACGTTATCGCAGGATTTGGCTAAGGTGTCCGCTGTTCGCGAAGGTAATGTTAGGAAGTACGCTGATAGTGAAGCGGCCACCCTGCAGAAACAGCAGGCGGGATACGCTAACGCATTCGCTACACGGTTTCTATCTGCGGACCAAAAGTCTGATTTTGACGCGCGGGCCAAGCTGCTAGAGAACTATGAAAATCAGGTTGCAGCCCTAAAGCAGAAATTTGAAGGACCCACTGCTGACAAGATTGAACTAGCCAGAGAGTTAGACATAGCGCAAGAAGGGTATAAGGACAAGCAGGCCGCACTAGAGACAAACCTTAAGCAGCAGCAGGATATGCGAAATAGTTATGGCGATCAGGTTAAGCTTGCTATGACGAATCTCGCGGGTGCATCGCAGACTAATGCACAGCTTGCGGCTCAGGCGTTTACTACGTCATTTAGTGACATGAGCAACGCCCTGCAAACCTTCGTCACTACCGGGAAGATATCGTTTAGTGGCCTCGCTGCAAGTATCCTTTCTGACCTCGCTAAGATCGCGCTGCAGGCTGCAGAGTCTCAGATATTTAGAGCTGCTATGTCATCGTCTATGTTCTCCACAGGCGGTGCGGTGGGAAGCTACGCAGACGGAGGAAGCATTGTCGGTGCTGGTACGGGTACGTCCGATAGTATCCCCGCAATGTTATCCAATGGTGAGTACGTCCTTAACGCAGCTTCTACTAAGAAGTACGGAAGCCTGCTAGATGCTATGAACAACGGTACAGCCCACTTCGCTAGTGGTGGTGCTGTCGGTACGGTCGCGCCTAGCAGCGGTGGAAGTAACACCAATCTATCCCTTTCGTTAGGTGCTGGAAATAGCGGACTGACTCAGCAGGACTTAATAGCTATTGCTCCGCATATACAAACCCTCATCGATAAGCGTATGGCTCAGAAAATTGGGGGTCAGGGGGGTTTCGCTGACATGATCCGACAAGGGAAAATCTAATGGCTGCTGGACTTCAATGTTTCGATGCAAGCGGGAACCTAATTGTGGATATCACTAGCAGGTTGGCCCGTATCGTAGGTGCCGTTGCCGTAGACCCGACATCACCCGCCCGCTCAATAGTAATCCCCGCTGGCGGTTCTCCTTTCTACAACTTTCAACCCAGCTTCATATGGGGATTTATCAACATGGACGTGTCCAGGCCGAACTTCTCCCTTTCGGGCAGTACGTTGTCTTGGTCGTGGTCGCCCGGTGCGGGAACAAATAACAAGCAAATTACCGGAACCCTGTTCTACGGAATTTACTAATGATAGGGCATACGACTATGAATAACGGGATTGAATTTTCGCAGCCTCATAACCCAAGCGAGAGGTGGTTTTAGTGTCCACCTACGGCCTCCGCGTATGGAATGCATCCGGCAATTTGCTGTGTGATGTCTCTTCTAGGCTGTCACGGTTCGTTGGGTCGTACACAATCGATACAACACAAGCAAGCGGTTCGGTGACGGATGCAGGCCTTCTGCACGGAGATGTTTGGTATTCGTTCCAGCCCACACAGATTTGGGGATTTATCAATATGGATGTCAGTAGACCGGTATTCACAGTATCAGGCGATACCATTTCGTGGACATACTCCGCAGCAAACGGTACTAACAATATGCGAATTCCCGGCGTCGTATTTTACGGGGTCAAGTAGCACCATCAATTAGGCCGTCCGCCTGCTGATCGACTGGACGTGCTGGTACGCAACAACGATCACGTAAGCCTGTTCTCCGCTGATCCCCGAACCTGCTGATAGCAATACCGATCACGCTGACGCGTGGAATCTCTACGCCAGCAAACAATACTTAAGAGTACTTACAACTATGGCGTCAAATATCATCCGTAAAGCAATTACCGCTGGCATCTTCAATACTCCGGTGGCATCGATCGGCAAGGATCATTCTAGTTACGTAGAAAAGCGATGGGGTGCGAATGGACTTTCTAGCGCGGTAAATAAGTCTGTGGTTTTGCCTATCTCTAGCACGGGATCGGGCGTTGGTCTTATCAATCAAACTATCGTGCGTGACGAGTTCGTACAGGCTGTTTTCTCGGGTGCTATCTTGGGTAAGCTGCAAGGTATTATGGAAGTCCCTGCCCTTACTCGCGTGAATGTGGAGACCGCCCCGATTAGCGCGCCTTTCGTAGGGGAGTACTCCCAAGCAGTTGGCTTTGCAGGGGCTTTTAGTTTCATCGCTACGGACAAACGCAAAGTGGGTATTGTTGGAGTTTTCTCTAGAGAGATGATGTTAGCTACCGGTGATGCTGCGGAAGCCGTTATTTCGGCCCAGGTATCGCGTGCCCTTAGTCGTGGCCTTGATAAAGCGTTTGTTGGTTCGCAGGTTCGTGATGATACGTCACCTACTGGACTAGCTTCTGTTGCTACGCAAGCTGTCTCGTTTAATGCTGGCATCTTGGCATTCAGCGGCGATTTGACTAAGGCGTCTATTCTAGTCAACCCGCTTACCGCTACTACGCTTCGTAGCCCTACGGAACAACAGATTAATGCGGCTGGCGGTTCATACGGCGGTCTTCCAGTTATCAGTTCGTACGCTGTGCCTGTGGGGACCCTGTTCATTGTTGATGGGTCGCGCGTGCTGGCGTACATCGGGCAATCAGTCGTAGACGTGGCGACGCAAGCCTCTATCCTCCTGGACGATGGTACGGGTACGCCCTCCGCGACGCTTTTGAACCTGTTCCAATCGGGCCAACTCGCCTTGCAAGGAACGCAATTTTGTGACTGGGATTTCGCCCCCGGTGCAGCGGTTCAAGTTACCCTGGCATAAGTAACAAGGCGGTACATCAATCGATGTACCGCCAACATCTATTAGGAATACACATGAACACGAACATCGATAACAACAACGCAGCAGTACTTCCCGGCGCAGATATGAGCCATGATGAAAAGCTCGCAGCGCTTGCGCAAAAGACTTTGGCTAACGGGCACGCCGCGTGCCTTGGACGGGGTGAATTTTACGCGGTGAATCTCCGTGGCAACCATCTCTTTGTGCCGGTAGAGTCCTACGAGGGATTCGCCGCTGCATTCCTTGGTGCGGAATAACTAGATGCATAGCCAAGTTGGCTTCTCCGCAATTGTCATCAAGGCAATTGACGAGGAGCGCAGGGAGATTACCGGTATTGCATCTACGCCGCAGCTTGACCGCGTGAATGATGTGGTAGAGCCAATGGGCCTGACCTTCGCAAAAGACACGCCGCTGCTCTTGAATCACGATCACTCAAAGCCTGTTGGTAACGTGCAGTTCGGTGCGCCCACTGGCAAGGGTCTGCCGTTCAAAGCTACCATCGCTAAGGTTACGGAACCCGGCGCAGTTAAGGACCGCACAGACGAGTCTTGGCATAGCGTCAAGGCTGGTCTTATCAAGGGCGTCTCCATCGGCTTCATTCCCAAGGAATCGGAACCATTGGGTAAAGGTAAAGGTACGCGATTCACGAAAGCGGACATTCACGAGCTTTCGCTAGTTGCTATCCCGGCTAATCCCGGCGCGATCATTACGGCGTTTAAGAGCCTTTCACAGCCCGCAGAATTTCTCACTGTGACTACCAAAGGTGTAGCGCATCAATTCCTCAATGACGTATCCCCTCAGTGCACGAATGGGCTGCACGCTATGGCTAAGCATCTGACAGGCCCACATCGAAAATGGGTTGCTGGGTTGTACGCTAGTTGATCGATAACAGGGCGGCGCATTGTCGCCTTTAAATAACCAAGGATACCAAATGAACGAAGCAGAAGCAGCACAGCTAGAATTGACCCGTATCGACATCGCACGCATTCAGTTGACACTTGCCGGTGAGGCAGTGGCTTTCATCGCACGTCAAGAATCGCTCCAGGCCGAACTAGCGCAAGCCCAATTCCTGGCGGTAGCCCTTGAGCTTATGGAGGATGCTGAGTAATGGACGCTTATCGTAAGCCAGCTAGTAACAGCGAGTACATGTTCCATTTCAGCGCAACAGGCTACAAGAATCTGCGTGCTTTGGCATTTCGATATGGTAACCGTAGTGCTGAGTCCATGTTGAGACTAGTAGCATTTACTCTGCTTCGTGATACGCACATGCAACTCAAGTGCGTTGAGTACAGCGCGCACGACCTATCGATTACGAAGAACATAAAAATGCCAGCCACCGTACATACAGAGCTTGTGCGAATTGCTGCAGCTAACGGCGTTCCCCGTGAGTGCCTGGGCGAGATGCTGACGAACTACGCAGTAACCGTATGAGCAGCTACGTCCGTGTAGATACGCCGTTCTACATGAGCAGGGTGGCCTATGAACGCCTGCACACAGATGCTCGTCAAGCCGATATGCCAGTGCTCAGCTACTTCCGCGCGAAGGCTATGGAGCTTGTACGCATTGCCTCACCGCGCTTCACGGTGGCAGGAGAGCCCTTTCTAGGCGTGGTAGCGGCCTGCATCCCTGAAGAGACGATGCACGGACTTGCGGAGCTATGCAATGACATTGGAGTGCCCTTTGCAACCGCTGGCGAGCTAGTAGCGTGTGCCGACATTGATCGATTTGAAAATCATAAGGATGTGCAATGAGTCGCATGAGTCTTGTAGCAGCAGCAAAACGTGTAGGTGTACATACAGTAGTTACGGAGCGTGGCAAGCGTGGTATGAAAACCACCGAATGGCTGCGTATCGATTTGCTGGAACATTGCTACGGGAAAGGCCTGGGCGTGCAGAAGGCTAAATCTATGACAGAGCTAGACGCGCGAATTATGAGAGCCGTGGATTGTTGTAAGGGCGAATTCGGCTACATACTGTCACTGGCGCAGTACTCGTTACGGGAGGCCAATAACGAACGAGCAGAGGCATGTCGTATTGCTGCCCTTAAGCGACCCCGGCCAATCGAGATTGCACAGCTACTTAAGAGCGCTTCGCAGTGGTTAAGTATGTGCGGCATCTACCAAAATATGCACAGCCTGGAAGTGGCTTTACGGGACGGTGTAGCAAGCGACTATCGTCCTGTCTTTAAGGGAAACGAATGAATATATTTGATAGCTTACGCAACGGGATTAAAGGAAGCTCCGGCGCGTTCGTGATATCGATTGACCAGCGCGCAAATATGATGTCCTCCGCTGAAGCTGTATTTGGTGATGACGTTGTAAATTGGGCGAAGGCTATGGTCAGGGACATGGACTGCGATCCCAAGTCAGACCATCGTATCGGAACCTGTCTCATGAGTCTGCACGAGAGCTTAACGAAACTCTCTGACATTGAATACATGTATGAGGCCGTGCCGGAACGCCTTTACGGAGTATGGGGTGCACCAACGCCGGAAGGTAGGCGAGCTATCGCACGACAGGCCCAAATCAATCTCAGCAAGGCCGCATTCTTGGAGGCCGCCACTGAGATGGTGCATGATTTTCCTGAGGACACGAAGCTAGTTAGCTACATGTGGTATCTCTGTGGACGCGAGGACTTGCGTAACCGGGAAGTATCGACTGCTGACAGGGAACGTCTTAAGGCTGTTCTCAAGGGTAGTAAGTGACGCGGGGAGAAAGAAACGTTCGCTGGATTGAAAAGTATTGCCGCGTTCCCAGCGGACCAAAGGCCACCGTAGGTAAGCCCCTTAAGCTCGCACCGTTTCAACGTAAGTTCCTGCTGGATATTTTCGATAACCCCTTTCCTACACGACATGCTTACCTTAGCGTTGGACGTAAGGCAGGTAAAACACTCATAGCTGCGGTAGTGGTGCTGCTTTATCTGTGTGGGCCGGAAGCTGTGCGTAATAGCCCTATCGTATCGGGGGCAAACTCCAAGGAGCAGGCGGCACACATCTACACCGCTTTGTCTAAGATGGTTGCACTGTCTCCTGACCTTCGAAAGCGTGTTCAATGTACCGAGCATCGAAAGACCGCTAAGTGCTCAGCTACGGGCTGTACCTATACGCCGATGGCTGCAGATGGTGGGACCGCAATGGGTGGTAGTCCTATCTTAGTTATTCTGGACGAGGTTGGACAGATTGCTGAGGCGGAGTCTCTGTTCGTAGATGCGCTTACAACATCGCAGCTTGCGTACGGCAGTGAGTCTCTGCTGATCGCTATTTCTACCCAGGCACCGCTAGATAGCTCGCTGTTTTCCTTGTGGCTGGACGATGCCGCTAAGGGTGACGATCCTACGGTGGTCTGCCATCTTTATACCGCTCCGGAAGATGCTGAGCTTGACGACCCCGAAGCTATCAAGGCAGCGAATCCGGGTATTGGGTACTACACGGACCTAGATACGTTGATGCGTTCTGCCAAGGCTGCGAAGCGCGGTCTTAACAGTAACGGGTATCGCAACCTGAATTTAAATCAGCGCGTGGATATGTCCGACCCGTGGATGTCGGTATCGGTCTGGAATGACACGTTTGGTGAGCTTGTGTCGTGGGAGGACTGCCAGTATGTTACCGGTGGCCTAGACTTGAGCGAAGCTATCGACTTGACCGCGTTCGTGCTGGCCGGGGTCCGTCCAGATGGTACGTGGCAGGTGCAAAGCTACGCATGGAAGCCAGCGGAGACGCTCCAGGCTCACGCAGACCGCGATAAACGCCCGTACCCTGAGTGGGTGCGTGACGGTAAGCTGCGGACAACTCCAGGGAGAACGATCGATCCTGACCTAGTAGCCAAAGAAGTATTCGAGATATGTAGCAGTGCTAATGTTAAGCGTGCGTTCTACGACCCTGCTTACTTTGGCCGGTTCAAACGGGCCTGGGACGAATGCAATCACGCGGGGAACTCGAATCTTGAATGGGAACCGTTAAAGCAGACCATCGTTCATCTCACCGAGCCAACTAAGGCCCTGCGGGATTCGCTGGTAGCCGGGACGTGCGTGCATGGCGAGGACGATCTAGTTTTGACCATGTGCGTTCTCAATGCAAAAGCCTACGAGGACATTAACTTGAATACCCGGCTGATTAAAAAGAAAGCGATGGGCAGGATTGATGCTGCTGCCGCTGCAGTTAATGCAGTAGCAGGACTGGTTAATTTCGTCCCTGAGCGTAACTTTCAGATTTTCTTGGTAGGCCAAGATTTTAAATTATAGGATAATAATGAACGAACTGGTTACTAAGCGACGGCGTACTAAAGCGGAGTTAGCACTAGCCAAATTGCCGCAACCTCCTTCTGGCTGTTCTGATAGAGCGTATTACTTCTGGCCTATTATTGTCAGCAGGCGTGCTGTAGACGACTGGAACGAGATGGATTTAGAGATTGCTAGTCGATTATGTGAATCGCTGGCTATGCACAAGGCCGCATTAGCTGAGCTAGCTACTCAATCTCTCACGCTGCAGACCGTACGTAATAGGTCAACTACGGTTATTCCTAATCCGCTGATAGCTATTATCTCCGGGTTGGCAAATGATATTCGATCGTGGTATCGGACCCTTGGCATTAAGTCGGCAATTATGCCTAGCAGACTTGCACATAGAGCGGAGACCGCAGACGAGGTTATCGATGAAACCTCAGACTTCCCCGTCTATAACAGTTAATGGCAAATCCAGAAGGCCGATATTGGCGTGCCGATGGCGCATCCCCCTATGACAACTCTTGGCAAGCATGGAGAAAAGGAGCTATTCAGTTAGCTCCATTATGTATCGTGTGTCTTATGGAGAACAGGCCAAATGAGACCGCAGTATATGACCACTTAATACCCGCTAGAGGTAACGGAACACTATTCGGGACTGGTTATACGTGGACTGAGATGCTAAAAGGTGAGTCTAACGACAACGCTTTACTCCCGTTATGCGTAAGCCACCATGGTAATAAGACGGGTGCTGAGAAGAGAGGATTTACTTGTAGACCAGATGGAACCCCTATTCCAGGCCGATTAGCGTCTAAGGCTGCTCTACTGGAATGGGGCTATGACAGGAAAGGACTGCCGATAGATTCGGAAGCAGTAGTTAAGTATCTACGGACAGAATACAGACAGGCGGTAGGCTGGGACGCTAGCACAGGTCCGCTACTGGCTTAGTGGAGCGTTCCGGCTAGGCTGGTAGGTTTCCAGCGTTTCCAGCCCGTCCAAGGCCGTTTCAGGCCGAATTTCATACGACGCGCATTAAATAGACGGAACTGTCGGTCTTTGGCCCTTGATAGCTGGTTTCGAACATACCCCCCCCCGGTGCATTGACTATCTCTATTAACTATCACGATTCCGGATCGGTAGGATTCACGATATTGGTGCATCAATGTAGTGTCTACCTACATCACATCAGATTGTCTGGTATATCAGGGTTGATGTGGATGATATCTATTCGCACCGATCCAACTACGTCTATGGACCTGATTATGGTACGGGTATATGCGACTAGGGATTATGCGGAATGACGCCGATAGTATGGGCTTGACTATCATTAACGAAAAGGATTAATCATGTTGGTATCTACAAGTAAGCGTATAAGAGCGCGAGATAATAACTCGTGCCAAGTGTGTAAAGTCCAAGTTAGTCCAGGTATGGTCGTGCATATAGTTCCAACTCGCGGGGGTGGAAGTGAGGACGACTCTAACCTACTACTTCTGTGCGATGAATGTAATCGCCTTAAGCGAGCCAGAGATGCAGGCCATCGTGTTAAGACTGGCGTAGACGATACTGGTATGCCTACTGATCCAGGCCACCATTGGAACACGTAATGAATGAACGATAATTTAAAGCAAAAGATTGCTAGTGCAGCCAGTGCATCACCTGACATGAGGATTCTAGCCGGGCCTAGTGCTGCTACTAAGTATGTTGACTCTAAGAATAAAGCAGATATCTTAACTAAGAATGATCCTGATACTCGTTATATCGGAATCCCCAAAACATCATTTAAACCTAATGACTTCTGCGACAAGTTTGCGGACCTATTAGTTAATCATGTTAGCCGTAACCTCCACGAATCTAACCTTGCGCTGAAGGTACAGGATTTTCTAGACCTGATGGTGCGCTCCTATGGTCCAGCATACAAAGTATCTCAAGATTGGTTCGGACAGAAACGCCGTGTTGTCACTAAGCCAAATGGTAAGGGTCTTACTATAGCGAAAGTTATTGCCCGGTTAGGCAAATACGGAATTGAGGTCCCGGCTATAGATACGGTCGTAATGTCGTTCAATGATGTGCGCAAGCACCTACAGGGCAAAGGTAGTAAACAGGAGTTCACAATGAAGTTAGATTCACTCGTAGTACTTGGCCGGAGTAGAGTACTTATTAACCGTAGGGTATTTCACTGGATAAATTTCATGGGTGCCGAATGTGCACCGGAGACTGCGATAGCACTGCGAGCCGCACAGGGGCTTAATGTGGCTGCTCCTACAATGTCCCTCATCTCGATTGACTTGCTCGAATCGCTATTGGGTATCGACAGGCCTGAGATTGAACGGCGTTGCAATACTGCTCCTCTATGATTTACCTAGCCACACTATCGGGGGTTGTAGTTGTATTACTACTATACGGAATTGCTCACCGGCAACAAATTCGGGCGGTTTTTGCGGGTGTTTTGATGTTTTGGCCCACGATGGAGGTACTGCAGCCATGACAGACCATGTTTTAGACGACAACACGGACGAGAGTAGCTACTTTGCCCGTCAGAATAAGAATGGCAAGGCAGCATATCGGCGTGCGGTAACTACCTTAACCGGTGGCCTGCCCCAATGGGCAAAAGGGTTACGAGTTAAAGTAGTTACCCAGGATACGAAAGTAGTTACCTTGCCCGTAGTTACCGAAGTTGATCCCTTAACGTTGATTGATCCCCTAACAGGCCTGCTCCCGTAACTATCTGACTAGGTGCGTGATGTTGCGCCCAGTAACGGCGTTCACTGCCTCGTGCACGCGGTCTGCTGAGGCCAGCATCCCCGACTTCTGAAGCGCGTTCTGAAGTGCGCCCGCCTGAGAATCAAACTCCTTTTGAGTCCCCGCGCTATCCTTGCTGGCAGTGAAAGAGATGATAAACAAATGCAGCGCGGCTACCTCTGCTTCTAACTGTGCGATACGTTGTTCCAAAGTCATATGGACTCCGTGTTTTTGGGTAAGGGGAAAGCATATCCTATCCAGCGGCTGTATCCAATTGCGCAACGTTACGAAATTGTGGGTCGCTTGCCTTTGCGCCGTTGTAAACCGTCCACAACTCGCACGCTACCCGCACAATGATTGTGTGACACCCTCAAACCGCATATTTCCCTTATGCGTAAACAGGTTACAGCTAATTCGTTACGTTTAACGTTGCTGTTTGTTAGTCCCGTTTTCATCCAGCCTTAAAAATAAGCCTGCTTAACCTCTTGTATACGGGATAACTCCAGACTAATCTTTGTCTGCGGTACAGACCATACGTAGACCTAAATATAACGACACCGGGAATAACAATGAAAAAGATGCTTGCTTTATCCGCTGTAGCCGCGCTGTTCCTGTCCGCGTGTGGTGGTGGAGATAGCTCCTCGTCCGCTCCTGCTGCCCCTGTGCTGAAGCTGTCGTATTCAGGTAGCCCACTACAGGCCGCTGCACCGGCTGTAGCTCACGCTGCGGTTATCCATGCCGCTTCCGATACGGACCCGAATGCCACGGCTACGGTTACTGACTTGACGGCTGCGCTTGCTGCCACTGGCGTAACGGCTAACGTCACCGTGCAGACGATGGACGGGACCGCACTGCACGCGCTGATTATGGCAACGGACAACGGGGCATCTCCTCCGCAGTCCGCTTACGGCACAGTCGATCCTACTAACTGGAATATTGTTAATTTCACGTTTGACGATATGGTTACTACGATGGACTCTCCCGCACAGCAGGCAGCGGCTACGCAGTTCACGCAGGACATAACGGTATTTACGCAGCGCGGGTATGTGGCTGGTATGAAGACGTTTATTGTCCAGCCTATCCCTACGTGTAACGCACCGTCAAACTTTACCGCAGCGTATGGTCTAGTTCAGGCTGAATCCGCCAATGGTAGTCTCGCGTTCCCGGTAGGCTCGGTTACCGCAGCAGAAGCAGCGGGACACATGGGAAGCGACTGCATGACGCCAGATACATACATTACTAACTTGCGGACGCAGCGCATTGCCTCAGACATTGCCGCAAGGTGGAACCTGTATCTACATCCGCTGTGTGCGGCGTCTAATAATCAAGCTGGGTGCGTAGCTACCCTTCCTACGCCGATGTGCAGCGCAACGGTTACGACTAACTGCCAGATTCAGCAATAACTAGGAGGCAACATGCAACGCTACGGAATCATCGTTACGGAAAAGGTAGATCGCCCGGAATTCCCAATCCACTGGCTGCTTAAAGGGACCGTAGTCCGGATTCTTGAGGAGGGCGAAGTAGAGTGCGTGGCCCCATGTTATGGCGTCCCATTTGCGCAATTCAAGTTACGCAAGCATCGTCAGTTCCTCAATCCGGAGGATTTTATCGAGATCGCCCCGGATCAGCTTGAGGCGTTGCGTGTTATGGCGGATTAGTCGGGAAGCTTGACGCCATGTACCTTGTACTTGCTCATAGCGTCCATCATTGGATTGAGTGGGTACAGGGCTGCTCCGTAGCCTCCGGACGAGTCACCCTCCGTATGGCCCTGCAGCGCGTCCGCTAGCTCCTTGGTAATCCCGCTGTCGCGGCACACATCCTTAAAGTT